CCGATATAAGCGTTGCGCCCCTGCCCCGTAAAGCTTGCCGCTTCCCTCGCCGAATTATCTATCTCGCCCCTTACGCGAATTGTTACAGTCTTTCCCTGTACATTATTTATCTCGTCCTTCATCCCCTTGACAAGCTCGGTATATTCCTCTAATGTTATTTTCCCGCTGTCTAACATTCCGCGCCACTTCGCAATCCTGTCCATCGCAAGCTCGGTCGTAGGAGGCACTAATCCCATTTGTTTAGCCAGTTCGAGCGTTGCTTCAGCGTCAAGCCCCGCCGCCGCCTGGTTGAATATCAGTTGCGTAGTCAGCGCGGACATATAAGCCGTAGCAGGTATAGCGGATTCACCTAATCCGTAAAGGGAAGTTTCAGTAGTTCCGGCGGCCCCCGCTGTGTTATAAAACTCATCATTTAATGTATCGAGTTGTTTTTGCAGAGTTTCCATCGCCGCTTTAGCAGATTTATTGCCGATTGCCGCCGCGCTCGCCGCCCTATCAAGTTGCATCTGTAATTTATTTACAGCCTGCGCGTGTGTCTCTACATCATCCTTGCCTTTCGTCATTACCCTGAAAAGCAAGTCTAATTGAGGGATGACCGTTGACCCGACTGTATATTTGAGCCCCTGCCACGAGTCCTGTAAATTATCAACGCTTCTCTTATAATTCATAATGTCGGCCATTGATTTTTGCGTGATAATCATATTGTCTGCAATCGCCGCAGTTGCCGCGTCAATTCCAGCCGCGCCCTGTTCCATCAGCTTACCCATTTCAGCGCCGGAGCGCCCGAAGGTGTCAAGCACGAACTTCGAGCGCGTCACGCCAGCGGGTAAGCTGTTGTATTCGTCCGCCAGCTTTTTCAACCCCTCGATGGATACATCAATCCCCTTGCGGGTCGCGGCTTGTAATGAGGTTGACAAAGTTTCCTGAGATATAAACAGGTCGTCTGACGCTTGCACGAGGCGCGAGGTTTCCTCCGTGCTAAGCCCCAATAACCGGCTCATGTTGTCAATCTCTGTCGCGTATGCTACAGTCTCATTTACCGCATCTGACATGAATTTAATCAATCCACTAACTGCAGCACCTGCAGCGCCTGCCGCTGTTGCAAACCCAAGCGAAACGCCAGTTACCGACTTAAATTTTCTGTCAAGATCACCAAGTGTCTTATTTAACCCCTTAACGCCAGTTTGACCTTGTAAGCCTTTGACCTGCTTGTCCAGCTTGTCAAATTCGGCTTTCGCCTGGTTGCGTGCCTTTATCGTTATCTGTAATTGCGCGTCAGCCATTGTCCGCCCTCATATCCAGTACCATTTTTACGATCTTCCACGTATCAGGGTTATTCTTTACGAAATCCTTTGCGTTGCGTGCCGCGCTCTGCTGCCAAGCCTTCATCGCGTTATACACGTTGATTGCAATCGTCATGCGCTCCACCAGTCCGGCGGGTTGGTCGAGTAACCCGCCGGAACATGGCAGCGTTCCCCATTGCTGACAGCGGAACGCGAGGCGTAATTCTTCCGGCGGCAGCCCCTTGTCCTCTGCGAACTCTGCCGCCGCCAATATCAGTTTTTTGGGTCAAATTCCAGCACGCTCGCAACATACTTTTGTATCTCTCTCTGTATCGCCTGTATGTCCTTCGGGTTGGTATTGTCCACATCCAACTCCAGCCAGCCGGATTTCACCGCCGCTCGTACCATAGCCCCAGCCCATTCCACAAGTCCAATGCCTTCATCCTTACCGCCAAGCTCCCGGAAGTGTCGGAAATAAATTTCAAGCTGTCCTTGCGTGATGCTCTCAAAATCAATAACTGGCAGTTTCATTAACCACCTTGATCTCTGCAAACTTCGCGGCCGTCGCATCGTAACCCGCCCGGAATGTTCCCGTCACGATGTCATTACCGTTCTGGTCACCAAGTGTGTCAAAGGATTCCCACTTGCCCGCCAGGTCGATGATCAGCGTCTTCTTTGAGAATGTCCCGGCGGTGGTTAGCGCGTTACCCTCAAACTTCAAGCGCAGTAACCGCGCCGTTCCTGCCTTCCACGCGTCCTTCTCTGCTACCGCCGTTGAGTTATGCTCAAAGGTCACGTTGAGAAGAACTTCAGGTTTCGTGGATTGCGCCCAGGAGAAGTACAGGTTTCCGTCAGCCGCAAACTTCGCGATCCATCCGGTGTTGACGTTCAGCCCCATGCCAAGAAGTGTTGCGCTCTTTTCGGTTGTGCCGATGGTGCCACTTGCCTCGTCAATGTACAGCTTGCCTTTGCCAAACAGGATTTCCTCAACGGTCGCTGGGTCAGTCACCGGCGAGGTGAACGAGCACTTGGTTACCTGCCGCCCAATCCAGTTGGCGCTCATTTGCAGCGCTTCGCCACCGTTGCCGGAAAGCTCAAACGATTCGACAAAGGCGTATTCGACTTCCTCTGCCTGCTGGTCGTCACCAGCTTCTATCGTCCAAGTTGTGATACTGTTAGCGCTGGTGGTCGGGAAGGCATAGGTGTAAACCTTGCCGCTCCCGCCCGTATCCGTGACGCCAGTGATGACGTTCTTCACGCCAGCGCTCAGGATGATCGGAAGTTGCTCGAATGTAGCCGGTACGCTATCAAACGAAACAGCCGCCAGCAGCTTAGGTACATAGTTCCTGTCAATGCCTGACAGATAACCAATGTCCTCGTCCGGGAAGATAACCTCCCGCTGGTCTTCGATAACGCCAGTTCCGCGCCATCTGAGGTCTGCTGCTACGGCTGTTCCGGCAGTCGTTTCAGCGCCCAGTAATAACTTTCTCAATGCTTTAATGCCCATCATTCACCTCGCTTTGAATGTCGATCTTTTTGTCTTTTTCTTTGATGTACAACCCTGATTCCAGGAGTTGCTTGATGCCGTAAAACTTCGCTTCTTCATCGGTCAGGTCACGCGCCGGCACGCCGTGAATCCAACCGTCACCGATATACTTATACATTTGCAACCTCCCTGTATTTCATCCTGGCGTGATTCGCCTCCCACAACGATCTCAACGGCTCGCGGTGTTCTACTGAGTTTTGTCGTTTCAGGTAACTCCCCAGCGGCTCTCTCACGTGGTAAAACTTCACGCCCTTGCTTGCCAGTCGCATCCAAAATTCATAATCGCCAGCGCTCTTGTAGGTTTCATCGAAGTAACCGAACTGCTTATGCAACCTCACCCTCCACATCGGCATTGGCCCCAAGAAGCACGCCTTGATCAACTTATCCAGCCCGCCCTCTTTCCAGCGGTACTCACCGATCGGATTGCCGCCGATTTCCTCAACGATGGAAACGTCCGGGTAAACCACGCCGTAAGTCGTTTCCTTGTCCAAAATGTCAGCCATTTTCTTTAGCGCGTGAGGCGCGAGGCGGTCATCACAATTCGCGTTCGTGACATACGGGGTGTTACTTGCCTTGATGCCGATGTTCCATGCCTCATACACGCCCGGAATGTCGTTAGTCTGGATAATCTCAACCTGTGGGAAACGCGCACATATCCCGGCCTCAATGGATCCCTTTTGCGCGACGGCGATAATGTCCACCTTCTCGGTCTGACTGACAAGGTTTTCCAGCCTGCCTTGAATGTAATCCTCTGCGAAATATGCGCTGATGATTGCCGTCACTCTACCAGTCATTGATATTCCCTTTTTCGAATACCTGTTCTTTCGTTCCCGGTGTGAGGTTGATAATCCTGCGCCCGTGAACTTCATACATCGCCCTTGCCAGTTTGTAGGCGTGTTCGCTCCGTACCAGGTCGGGGTTATTCCAATGCTTCCCCTTGAAATAATCAGGGTGGAAGTGGTTCGGGTCGTTGCCGTCCAGTACCATCTCTTGATTCGGAGCGCCGTGATACTGGAATGAGTGGTCAACGCCAACGAGTAACACATTCTTGAAGCCCATGTAATACGCGATCTGCATACAAACAAATGTTACGGTGTGCCCCTCGTGGATCCATTGACTCGCGTCCTGCGAGAACACCACCACGCCGGATGAGTTCAACGGTAAGCAGGTATCATCGAAACAATACGAGGCTGGTAAAAACTTCGGCGCGTCTATCTTTGCAATGTCCTCTGCAAACTGGCTGATTACCAGCGGGTTCACGGAGCAGTAATACGTCGGGGTGAAGCCGTCCATCAGGTAGATTCTATTTGTCCCAAATGTCGGGTACTTTTTCAGGAAGTCAAGCGGTACATCTCTCAATGACGGTCCGTTTCCGATAATCAAACAGGTTTCGCCTTCGTGTAAATCCCTGTAATATCGCCACGATCCTGGCGCTTGCGTGTTCGCTGTAATATCAGACATGCGCTAATGCCCTCTTGTATCTCTGGAATGAACCGCAATCAAAGTACCAGGCGAGTGAGTACGTCCCCCATCCGAGTTGCTCCATTGCCATATTGAACGCTTGCGTGTAATCCCTAATTTCAGGCAGGTACTTTTTCCATAACTCAACGCACTCCCTTGACCACACCAGCGTTCCCCACGCGGTTTGCGGCGGGGCGAGTGATGCGCTTTTGTCAACGATTTCTCCGTTCAATAACACACCATAATTCTGCGGGTCAAATGTCTCGAATAATCCGAGCATAAACTGGTGGTCTGGTAATTCAGGGAATCTTCCCTGCTCCTGCATTGTGTCCGGCATGATGAAGTAATACCAATCCGCGTCAATGTTCAAGGTCGATGCTATCGCGCCCCAAATATCAGGCTTGTCGATTTGTGTTACGAACTCGACGTTCCTGCCCTGCAAGGCTACGGAGTGCGCCGCTATCTTCTGCGGGTTCGTGACAATGATTGTCGTGTCAACCGGTATCATTTCGAGCGTGTCAACCGCGCGTGAGAGCAGCGTCATCGACTCGCCAACGGGTAGAAGTTCCTTGAACACGCCGCCGAATCTATGAGCCGAGCCGGCAGCCGGTACAATTCCGAGTCTATCCATCGTATGGCCTCGTGTGTAACTTGATGCTGTGTTTTTCCTCGAACCTCATTCTGTTTTCAAGGCGTACGCTTTCATAGCCGTCAATATCCCAGCGTGTTTTTCCGTCGTAGTGGTAGAACGGCAGTTTGAAAGGTTTTGTGTCTATGCCATGTTGCTTCGCCCGGTAGCAGTAATCCACGTCCTCATATGCGCATATCTTAAAACGCGGGTCAAACTCACCAACAATGAACGCCGCCGTCCTGTGTACTAAAAATATCCACGAAGATAACCAGTTGAATGTCGGTTCGCTGTACACGGTCATTCCGTAAATTGTGTTCGGGTCAAGTTCTTTTATCAGGCTCTCAAACGCTCCGTCACAACGAACATCATTGTTAAGAACTAATATCCATTGCCCGTGCGTGTGGTCGATGCCGTAATTGATCGCTTCCGCGTAACTCACGCGCTTGTCCAACCGTTGAATGTGAGGAGCGTCCGGGTAGGGCTTCTCGCTCGCGTTATCTATCACGCACAATTCCACGTCCGGGTGGTGCGCCCAAATCCCGTTGATCAATGGGCGCGTGTATTCTTCCCAGCCGTTGATACCAACAATGATGACGCTAAGCATGGGCTTCATCCTCGCTAATCATCATTTCAGGATGCTTGTCACGCCACACCTGCCATGTGCTGCCGTCGATGATTGCCGGGGTAATGTGCGGGCTGGTCACGGTCAAATCTACCCACATCTTGATGCCGTGTTCTACGCACTTTTTGTTGAACCCAATGTCTTCACCAGGCCACGCGTCACGCCACGCTTGCGAGTAATCATTCACGAACCATGGGGGCGGGATGGTCTCTAATACTTCACGCGCTATGAGGATGCTACCTGTCCCAAGCCGGTCAACTTCCAGAATCTCGTCTTCCTTGTCCCATGCGATCGTGTACATCGAGCCGTCCGCGCCGATCTTGTACGCGCACGGGTCATAAGGTTCTGACCGCCTGAAATTCAATCCGCCCACGACTTGATACTTCTTCGGGTCTTTCAAAACCCATTTTGCCAAACGCTGAATAATATCGTGCGGGTGAACGTGGTCAATGTCGAGCATGAGGAGATGCGTGAAGTCTGATTTCAGCAACTCCATGCTTGCCCGGTTGCGTGCTAAATCCGTGCGCTGGTAGGGCATGTTCAAAACCACCGGACCCTGCGCCGCGATCTGCATACACGCCGGGAAT